GAAAAAATGGAAGAAAAGATGGTTTAGCATTTTACTATTATTGTAGATTAGTTTCCTGTTTTATTGGTGTTAAAACGCTATTATTTGGGTTGCGTAAGGCAGCTTCTCATGAAGATTTTGGAACAGAATATATTAATGACGTTCTCCCAGCGCACTTCCCCTTAGAGTACTCTGTTTCTGAAGAAGCGGAGCAAGAGGTGTTGGAGTTAATTGAATCTATTTTAAAAAAACTATTTAGATTCCTCCCACTATTATTTATTATACAGATATATAATTATATGTTTATGGAAAATAATGCAAATGATGTCTTAAAAAGATTAATTTCAGAATTGAGATTAGATAGACGAAGTATAGAACGATTATCAGAAGGATACTCTCCAAACACAATAGGCTCAATTGACGGAATTGAAAGTGAAAAATATACATTTAGATACCCATTGATTCAACTATCACAAAATCTTGCTAAAAGAATTTTAGAAATTGACCTTAAGTGGGATGAATATGATTCTTAATCTTTTCCCTCTTCTTCCTTGTTCATTTCCTCTTCCGAGTATTCGCAAGTAGGTTCTTCACAGTATAAATCTTTGTATTGCTCCCATCCAGGATGCTTAGGATGTTCTTTGTTATGAAACTTATCTGTACCTCCCTTTGTCCCTTCACAACCATGATAATTCCTAGATTCAAATAAATAAGACTCTTCTACGGTTTCAACTTTTATGAATTTAAAATGGGTGTAACCTCTTTTTTCAGCTATAAAATCATTACGTCTATTAATTATCTCCTGTAATAGACCTCCTTCTGCATCATCTGAACGACCAACGTATTTTGGTTGAAAGGAGTTTCCATCTGTACTCACCATTCCAAATGCATAATTCCCAATCTCAATATCACCAACAATTTCTTTAATAATATCATCATCCAGACTAAGGTCATGCATATCTGAGCCCATTCCTAAATTTTTCATAAATTCTTTTTTGCACAAATTACAAAAAATTTTAAAATAAAAAAGGTAGCAAATTATGCTACCTTTTAAAATGTTTCAAAAGAGACCTGCGTAATTAAGGTAAAATTTTAATCGCTTTTTTTATTCTTCAATATTATAATTACTCACTCCATTTGGCAATGTTTCCAGCTCCGTGAGGTGCAACTACAACTGAAGGCTTGTAAAATAATCTACCTGTTTTGCTTTTCACTACTTGTCCTTGTCCGCCATCAGCTTTCATTTGTGCAAGCAATTCTGCTGCTTCTTGCTCTGTTGGCTCTATACCAAGTTTTTGAGCCGATTTAGCAATAGCTGTTTCAAAAGAGCCACCATGATTAAACAATCTACCAATCATTCCTAAGTTTACTTCTTCTAAGTCTCCTTCTTCTATAGCTTCTCCGAAAGCACTGCTTCCTTTACTAGTCATTCCCATTTCCTTTGCTGTTGATGGTTGGTATGCCATAACTCCATCTTTATGAGAAACTCTTCCTCCAAATCCATCTGCTTCAGCTTGCGACATTAAAGCATCTAATGTTGGTTGGTCTAATTTCTTTCTCCATTGCTGTGCTCTAGTCGTGAAATCTTGTTGAAGTTTTGCTTTCTTCTTTTCGGCTCCTCCACCTCCAAGACCAAAAAGTTCTTCCATTTTTGATTCTCCAAGTTCTTCTTCTCTGCTGTATCCCATACCACACTCGTCCAATTCTTTCATGAGAGATTTCTTCTCATTTTCAAGAGTTATTCTTTTCTTTAATTTAATAGCCTCTTCTTTAACGATGCTTCTAAATTCTTCAGGTGTTAATTCTATCTTTTTTGATTCTTCAATTTCTTTAACAAGACCAAGTTCTTCCATTTCTTTTTGAAGTTCTTCCTTTTCCCCTTCAAGTAAAGTTCTTGTGTTAAGTTTCCCTGCTTCTTCTTTGATGATAGCTCTGAATTGTTCTATGTTTATTTCTTTTTTTGCCATGACAATATTTTGTTGTTAACGGTTGTTTACAATAAATAGGTAAAAAAAGCAAAACTTATAAGCTTAACTCTAGTCTGTTTATTAAGTTTTTGAAAATACTTTCGTTTGATACATTTACACTTTTTTTGTAATCTTTGTTATCAAGAACCTTACTTACTACTTGAGACTTCTCTCTCAATAGTTCATTGATGTCTTCGTCAATTGTGTCTATGCAGATGTATTGAATTATTTGGATGTTGTTATGTTCTGTTGTTGCTCTGTGAATTCTATCTTCAGCCTGTTCCATATCTCCAGGTGTCCATGCAAATCCAAGGAATATAAGTTTTGATGCTTCTGTAAGTGTGATACCAACTCCAGAAGCTCCAATCATACCAGCAAATAAATTTATTTCTTTATCTTCTTGGAATCTATCAACAGATGATTGCTTACCTTCAATTCCCATGCTTCCAGTATGAAGAACGGCTGTGTCTTTATATTTATCATAAAGAGTTTCTGCTAAGATTTGATAATCAGACATTACAACAAGCTTTTCACCATTACTTGTAATGTCAGTTACAACACCATCTTTAATCATTCTATCCAACTTAATACTTCCAGTGAATTGTTTAAGCTTATGAATCTTTTCAAGATAAGTTTGTTCTTTCTCTTCTTCTGTTCCATCCTCGTTGATGACTTTCTTCATCTCCTTCAGGAGTTTATTATATTCTCTTCTCTCAGTTGGTGTGAGCTCTATTTCTATTTCAGTATATGTCTTTGGTGGAAGTTGGCTAAGAACATCGCTCTTAAGTCTTCTAAGGAAGTATGGAGAGATTCTCGTGAATAGTTCTTCAAGATTTGATGCTCCAGTATAATCCCATCCAAAATTACTCTCAAAGGCTGCACAATATCTAACTCCATAATCGTGAGATGAGTTCCATACTTCTGGGTCCATAAAATTAAGTCCAGAGAAAAACTCCATTGGTCTCGATTTAATTGCTGTACCAGACATTAATATTTTCTTATCAATTGTATCTCTAAATGCTCTCTTGATAATTTGAGTCCAATCTGTCTTAACACTTTTAATTCTATGGAACTCATCAATTACAACCATGTCATAATCATCTGGGTCAAGGACAGCTCCGCCCTTATCTTGAATATACACAACTCCTTTAATTCTTGTCTTGAAAGAGTTTGTATTTTTACAATCCATACACTCTTTATGTTTTTTTTGTAAATCAATAATTTCACAACCACATCTTTGAGTTCCCTTTCCAGGAACAATTACATTCCCTTGACACTTGTGAGAATATTCAAGTTTAATATAAGATTGAATTGATTCATAATTGATTATGTGAAAGAGGCTTTCATCTTTTCCATAATTAATATTACCACTTTTCTTGGTAGGATTATATTTGTATATATGTGCTTTCTCATTAGAGAAATTGAGAATCTCTTTCCTCCAATTAAGCTTAAGAGATGCTGGACATATTACAAGAGTTTTGAGTTTATGTTTTGATGCGTATGTAATTGGCGGAAGAGTTTTTCCAACACCTGGCTGGTCTCCAAGAATAGCTTTTCCATCATTAACCTCAAAAAACTTAACAGCTTGCTTCTGGTAGTCATAAGGCGCAATTTTCATGTGGTCAAAATCGCTTTCTTCAAAAGTAAGATTTGCTTCTTTTAATCTAAGAGCATCAGCAATTCTTTGTCTTCTAGCAACATAATCTTGCCTTAGCCTGTCCAGTTCCTCTGGTAATAAATTTTCAAACGTAAAAGGAATTGAGTTATCAACCAAGAAAGAAATTATATTTCCCATTTGAACTTCTCTAATTATTCTTACCCACTCATCTTTTGTACTCCCGTCAAGACACATTACATTATCAACTCTTATATCTCTATGCTCTTTTGGAAACGTCTTGATATATGTTGTAAGGATTTTTAGATAGTCATATCTTAGTTCATAATTTGTTCTAAGCTTTCTAATTCTAACTGGAGTTATCTCTTTTTTCTTAGCCATTTTTGATTTTTTCTTTTCTCTCTTTCTTTCTTAAATTTTCAGCTCTCTTTGCATAAACATCTTCTTTCTTGATGCTATCTCTCTTGTCAATAATAGCTTTTTCTAATTTTGTTAGAGTAATAAGTTCACCCTTATATTCACCAATATCTGGTGTCTTTGTTCCTTTTTTCATTTGTATGGATTCACGAATAAGTTCAGCTAATAGACGAACATCCTGCATAGAGTGTCTTACGTCAACTCCCGCAGTTTTATTCCCTCTAAGAATTTGTTCCACTCTCCTCTTATTGCTCTCGGCAACTTCAATCATCTTGTGTAACAAATCGAGTTCATTACACTCTCTTAGCTCTTCTAATTCATTCAACTCCATCCTTGTTTATATTTTTAACTTTCTCTTCTAATAATTCAGTATTTCCTATTCCTTGTTTAGCAAGCTCCTTCTCTTGCCTTCTCTTTCTAATAACATCAGAAATAGTTATATCTGCAGTCATTGCTTGATATAGGTCGATGGCAAATCTATCATCAGTATAAATGTCTGTATCTATTTTATAGAAAGACTTCCCTTCAAACTGTATCTTCTCTCCCTTTTTTTCTTCATCATTATGCTCAATCCAAAAGAAACCAACCATGTCTTCTTCATCATTGATTCTTTTGATAACCTCAGCTTCAGGGTTGAGTGGTTTCAATCCCTTAGCTTCGATTTCTTTTAAATTTTTGTTAACATAATCAAGAACTTCTTGTTTAGTGTAGTACGCCATATCTTATTTTTTTAATTTGATTATGGTATATGAATCAATATACTCCTGAATCTTATCAGCAGTCTTTGCTCCAACTCCTTTGATTTTTGTGAAGTCATCATATCTACTAAGGTCTCTGTAATTAGAAACATCATTGTTGTTAAGAATCTTTACAATTCTTGAATCGTCAATAAAAGTTTCAACTTTAGTATTTGCTCTTATTGGCTTTGTGATTTTTCCATCACTAAAACTTAAGAATGCGTCTTTTGATTTTGGTTTTTTCTGATTCAATACTCCAATTCTTTTCTTTGATGGTTTATTAATCTTAGAAATCTCATCAATGTATTTTGTAAGACTCATTCCTACAGTATCAAGAACAGCTATGATGTCAAGAATTTCAACAAACGATTCATCAAACTTAAATCCAGCAACATTAAATTCAAACTTATTGATTGTTGCTCCATAAGTATAGATGTTTAAATCTAAGTCAAACTTAAGACTGAAATCACTGATTCCATTCTTTTCTTTCTCGTATGTGAAAACATAATTATCATCCTTCTTTTTTCTGTAATTAATATTCTTTTCACCCTTTCCAAGTTTATCAATTCCATCTTTAAGTTTTTCAACAAAGAAATGAATCTCTTCCTTTCTTGCTGGAGTTAATCCTATGTGAGAATTTTTTACAAAATTCTTATTAGATGGTACTGGGAAGCTTGGAAATGGGAATTGCGATGGTATTGGTGTCGATGGTTTTTTTGGACCAACATTAAATCCTTGAACCTTGTTAGGTAAAGGTTGGTGTTGGAAATCTGGTGCTTCGTTATGTTTTCTTATCTCATCTTTTTTATCTCCACGCTGTATCTTTTCAATTATACTTAGCTTATCATTCTTCTTAATTTCTTCATTAGAAATTTTGTCATTTGCTTTTTCAGAATATGAACGTTCAAGAGCGCTCTCTAAAGTGTTTGGAAACAAACTTCTCTTTACAACTGGTTTAACTGAATCTGGAGTCTTAGATTCTGTATTAGAGTTTATATCAGCGTTTACATGGTCTTTGTTTCTTTTTTTACCAGTAACTATTTCGCTCATTCTATCTACATCAAATTTAAACCCTCTGTAATCAAGAATTCTCCCTTTTTCTGGAACTTCTTTAAGTCTGCTTTCAGTTTTCTCTACTTCTACTTGCAAGTTATTGTTTGCAGCATCAAATAGTAATTTTTTGTTATCACCTGATTCTCCATTTAAGTCTTCTAATTCAATCTCAGTCTCTTCAACTTCTCCAAAAATTTCTTCTTGAATTTCTTTGTAGAGCTTCTTTCTAAGTTTCTTTAATTGTTTTTTAGAATCTGAGCCATAGATTTTTTCTATGATTGATTCTCTGATGTCATTTTCTAATTGTTTAATTACACCTTTTTTAATTTTCTTTGCTAATTTTTTCATTGTTTTATTTTTGTTTTTTATATTCAAGCATTAGCTGCCTGTCTTGGTTATTGTTAGTATTACATAAAGGATGTCTTCCTCCTTTAAATCGACAAAACATACATCCCATAAATTCTTTTTCTGGTATGCTTTTTATCTTTGGAAACCTTTTTTTAATATGAATGCTTCTAACTGTATCTGCCAGCTTTTCAAGTGATTCATAAATTTCGTCTTTTGTTGATTCGACTTTTACATATTGAACTCCTCCAGAACCAGACTCAGGTTTCTTTTTGTTTTTAAGTCTATTCAACACAATGTATTCACACTCTATGTCATCAAGATTAATTTCATTCTTCCTTGCCCAGAAATATTTATAAAATCTCATCTGTGCTAGAAAAGCTTCATCTTTAAGCTTCTTCCCTATGTTCCACTTCTGACCAGATGTCTTCCAATCAATTATAACATACTTCCCAGTCTCTCTATCCTGTACCACAAGGTCTATAAACCCTTTGAAGAAGAACTCTTCATGTACGTGCTCAAATATTGGTTCTTCAACTGATACAATTTTGTACTTCTTAAATATATCCTCAATTGATAATATATTTAAAAGCTCCTCACCTTGCTTAAGAAAATCTTTAAGCTCCTGTTGGAAGCCTGGTTCATTCTTCATATAATCAAGCATGTCCTTTGTAAAAGTTCTCTTGAAAAAATCAACCCTTTTCTTTAAACCTGCCGACTCCTTAAGAGACTTTTCCAGAGCTGCATGCATGGCGTTTCCAAAAAACAAATGAACTGTCATAGACTGTTCAGTTAATTTTAAATGCCTTTCAATTAAATGCCTATGTCCACATTGGTTAAACAAGTTGAACTCACTAAAGCTAATATGTATTTTATTAGCATATTTATTACTAAGTGCATCATAGTTCGAATCCTTGTTCATTTTTTAAGCGGGTTTAACTAAATATGCGAAAAAAAAACCTAAAAATCAAAAATTTAGAAGATTTTGTCAAAATTAACCGAGTCACATATAAGAAAAATCATTAGAGAGGTTTTATCAGAATCTATGCTTCTGGAAATATCTGCTGAAGAAAAAACTAAGGTAATGTCTAAGAGCAATGAGAGATTGCCATTTAACGCAAATCTCATGAAACAAGCAATTGAGCAGGGACGTGAAGTTGGATTACTTTTCCAGACAAATAATGATAAGACAAAAATGCCTGTAGCAAAATACAGGATTATACATCCCGTAGCAATGGGCACTTCAGGAAAGGGTGACCTTGTTGTCAGAGGTCTTCACATAACTGGACAATCAGAAAAAGCAGCAAGAGCAACTGGCGTAAGAAGTGCTGAGGCTGAAGCTGAAAAAGATGGAATAAATGCATGGAGATTATTTAGGGGAGATAACATAAGGTCTATGTGGTTTACAGATAGATTCTTTAGTGATAGCATTCCTGGGTTTAATCCAAACGATAAAGCTATGACATCAAAAATGGCTGTATACAATCCAGCTGTAGCAAAACAATATCAAGACAGTCTTGTTACTCAATCTAAAGTAGCACCAGAAGTAGCGCCAGAAGTGGAGCCTACACAACAAATTCAACCACAACAACCTCAAGGGCCTCAGCCTACAAGAAGAATACCAGTAGACAAGGACGTTGAGCAAATGGGGTATGAAAATCCAATCCAAGAAAAAAGTAAATATTCACGAAACTTTTTTAAGTAACCATCGTATAATGGTTATGGAAGAAAATAAAATTGATAAAATTATTGATGAAGAATTAGGACACTTTGATAAGTCTGATTTATCTCTAATTAAAGATAAAGACACCAGAGACTGGCTTACTAAAAATATCAACAAAGCTTGGACTGGAGTTAAAAACATCGGAAAAGCCGTGACAAGAGAAACTCTTGAAACTTATGCAGCTGCAAAAATCTTAATTAAATTAACGCACGATTCAGATAATGTTTCTGATGAAGAAGTTGAATTTATGAAAGACCAATCTGTAGATTTAGTTAAAGCTCTTACAATAATTGGACTGCAAGCAGTTCCAGGCTCAAGTGCTGCAATAATTGCGCTGGAAGTATTGGCTAAGAAAAAAGGGTTTACTTTGTTTCCACAGGAGCAGAAAATTCCAGAGACTAAAGACTAATTGTTGTTTTAAAAGTATTTTTATCAGATAATCCATAATAAAACAAAGTAGTGCTAACAAGGGAATATGTTGACTGGCTTACATATTCATTCCATCTAACATTTTTAAAAACCATTTCAGCACCATCTTTATGTACATAAATACTGTGAGTCTTGTTAATTTTATTTTTTTTAAATCCAAGGTCGATTAATAACTTGTATAACTCAGCTCCTTTTATTTCTATTTTAGAATTTTTCATTTTTTCTTATTTTTTTCAGAAATAAATTTCTTCAAAATCTTATCAGCTTTCTCTTTTAGAGTATAAAGGTCGATAGAAGTATGTGAATTGTGATGCCAAGATTCGCTAATCAATTCCTTATCTTCTACGTATAAGTGATATAACAATCCTCCTTTATTAATTCTAAAAGTATACTTGTCATTATATTGGCCCTCGTATTTAAAACCTCTTTCATCTGGATTACTCCAGTTAACTAAAAATCTAGCTTCTATTTCTTCTTTAATTTTTTCCTTTTTCGCTTCTTTCTTCTCTTCTGATAAAAGGTTTCTCATCTTCTTCTTAATCTTATTCTCCACCTCTTGTTTAAGCTCTTCTTCTTTTTTCTTAGCCTCTTCTTTTTCTTCGTATACACTCTTTTCTCCAGATTTCTTTATGGCAGCCATAGCTTCCCTAGCAAGTTCTTCAATTGTTTTCTCGTAATCTTCTTTAATATCTTCTTTCTTCTTTGCCATTATGTTATTGTAACTTCAGAAACCCCAGCTTTAGGATTGTTTTCAAGTACCTCTGGTTCTAATGCCCCTGGAACTTTAACAACCTCTATGATGTTGTCAGCAAAATCCTTAATCTCGTTTCTGTGTGTAATGATTAAAACGTTCTTATACTTATTACGTAAATAATCTAAAATATTAACAATACCAATTGTGAGTTCCTCATCGAGTGTTCCGAATCCTTCATCAATAATTCTAATTGATGGTTTTGTAAGCCTGCTCATATATCTCAATGCTTCTGTAATTACAATAGATGCAATAAATTTCTGACTACCAGATGCAGATGCAAGCGGAAGTGCATCTGACTTATCTTCACTAAAGAAGAATGTTTCAATAATATCACCATTTCCAAGTATTTCAAGTTCAATCTTGAAATCAACAACCTCCTGCAGGATAGAGTTAATCTTTCCATTAATGATAGGAAGTTTCTTTCTAATAATCGAAGCTGGTATTCCATCTCTATGAACAGCTTGAAGATATATAGAGTACTTTTTAAATAGCTTCTCAGAATTTTTAATATCCTTAAGCTTATCTCCAAAGTTTTCTTTATTATTTTCTAATACTTTAACTTCTCCAAATATTGTAGTAATGTTTTTATCTAAATTGAATATGGCTAGTTTATAAGTTTTCATGAACTCAGTCTTGTCATCAATCTTGTCTTGAAGCTCTGCGTTCTTTTTAATTTTATCCTTATTAGATTCGAATTTTACTAACTTCTCTTCAAGAGTTTTCTTAGCAGAGGTATGCAATTCTACTTCTCCATTTTTAGTAGAAAGTTCTCTAGTTTTCCTCTCAACCTCTTTGTTGTGTTCAACAATATCTTTTGAATTATTAATTAGGTCAATCTTTCCTTGCAATAATTTAATAGCATCTCTCTTAGATGTAAGAGACTCCTCTGTAATCTTAATTACTTCATTAGATTTGTCAAACTGATTATTGTGAGAAGTAATTGCATCTTGTTCTCTAAGTTTGACTTCTTTGTGTGCTATAAGTTCCTTTGTGATTTTTATATCTTCTTGGCAAATCTCTTCTTTCACTGGGTCAGACTTTTGTTCAATAGTGCCACAAGTCGGACAACTTTTTCCTTGATATGTTGGCAACTTAGCGGAAAACTCTAGGAGAGCTTCTCTCAATCCTTCTATCTCCTTAGGGAATTTTTCCACATCAAGTTCTTTCTTTTTTGGATTATTAGAAATCCATGTTTTAAGATTTTCAACATTAGCTTCAGAAACCTCTCTATCTTTAGTATCGCTATTAAGTTTTGATTGAAGTGACTCCACAGTTTCTCCCTCATTAAATGGAAGTTCTTTCTTAAAGTTTTTTAATAACCATTCTTTAAGCTCCACCACAGCACTTTCTCTTTCGGAAATTATAACAGTAAGGTCTTTTATATTTTCTTCAGTAGAATCCTTGCTTGTAATTCCAACATCTTCTACTTTCTCAAGCTTCTTTGTCAATTCAAGAATTTCATCATTAAGGTCATTCTGTTTAATGGTTGTTATTTTCTTCTCCTCTTCGAATGATTCTAATTCTTTATTTTTATCAGAAACTTGTAAGTTAACATCCTTAATTTTATCTTCTATCTCAATAGCATCTCCAAGGTCTTTTTGTTTACGCCTAACATCATTGAAAAAACTTTTGGCGTAGTCATGTCTAAGTTTGTAAGTTTCAAGTCCGAAAAATCTACTAATTAAATTATTCTTTGGTTGTTGTTGTTGGCTAATATAATTTCCAGCACCACCTTGGGCTTGAAGTGATGTCTTTGTGAAATCATCAAAAGAACCTATAGCATCTTTAACAAGTTGTTGAACTTCTTTTTGCTCTCCAGTTTTTCTATCTGAAATTTCTTTGTCCCATTTTTCTCCAACAAAAACCCCATCTTCATCATATTCCTTAACTAATTTTTCGTAATTTGTCTTGAAAGTATTCTTTCCTTTGTTGTTTGTTGCTTGTCTATGGATTCTGTATTGCTCTCCGTTTATTGTTAAGAATATTTTTATATATCCAGTATTTGAATTTGTGTAGATGTTTACTAGATATTTGGAACTACTTTGATTGCCTCCTATAATCTCTTTATAGAGACCCCAGACGATAGCTTTTATTACATTTGACTTACCATTAAAGTTCTTTCCAAAAATTCCTGTAAGACCTCTAATTTTATCAAAATCAATTATAATTGGCTTTTTATCAAAAGATAATAAATTACTAATTTCAACGCTGTTTAAATCCCAGTCATCAATAAGTCCAAGTTGGGTTTCATCAATTTCAAGAGCCTCATCAACTTCTCTTGAGAATTCAAGAAGCTCTTTCATCAAATCTTCTTTAACATTAAATTCCCCCTCAGAAACCCACTCTTCAAATAAGTCTTCAAAAGAAAATTGCTTTAACTCTTCTTCCTCTCCAATATCTGCAATATCTCTTCTGATTTCTTTGAACTCAATCCTTACGCTTTCGCAACCATACTTATCCTTAACAAGTCTCTTGATTTGGTTTTCCTTTTCTATTGAGTAGTTCTCTTCATAGTCTTCCCAAGTAATATACACCTTTGTCTTTCTCTTATTGTTACTGAACTTAATAAACTCAACTCTTTCTTCAGCATCTTCTCCTCTTGAAATATCTATCTTAGCAAAACCATAATCATTCAAGATAAATTTTCTCTCATGAGTACAGTCATCAGTGTTCCACATTAAATACCCTTTATCAATTGACTCTCCAAAATTTTGTTGAATTAACGAACCAGCATAAGCAATTGTTTCATCATCTCTGAATGTTTGATACTCGTGGATGTCTCCGAGCATAACCATATCAAAATTATTGAATGTACTTTGTCTCATCAAGTTATCTCCATGCATCTCATATCCATTATCACCTCTTGAACCGAAAACAGTTCCGTGATACATTGCAATATATTTCTTTCCTTCTTCTTTCTTTTCTAAATTTAGAATCTCATTATCCTTACAAGAATATATTCCATAAACAAGCTCTTCTCCTATTTCGTAGAATCCACTGTCTGGATAATAATAGACAGCATTTTGATTATAGTTTATATCTTCTTTGTTATCATTAGTAACAACGTAAGCTCTTTTGTTATCTCCTTCTTCAATCATATTTGCAAGATGGAATATTGGAGAAATAGCATCTCCTTGTTCTATCTGCTGAAGGTTAAGGTCATGATTTCCTAAGATTACATCTGTAGGAGCAATCTTTGCAAGATTCAATAAGAATTCTGCCAACAGATTAAAAGAACCTGGAGACATATTAATCTTATGATGCACAAGGTCACCTGCTACATAAATTCTATCTGGCTTTTGTTTTCTTAAATCTTCATTCAGTCTTTCAAATACTTTTCTGATTAAGCAAATCATATTCTTCTTCGCTTGGAGTTCCTACGTGCTCTCCACAGTGATTACATATTTTAGCAACACTAACTGCTCCTGGCCTCCAGCTCCAGTTTCCAATTCTATAACTATCGTGTGAACAATTTTTTCTTATTTCTTGTAGTTCTTGCAGCAGAACTTCTCTTTCTGCATATATTTCGTTTGTTCTTTTTTTTGTCTCTTCGTTATTCATTTTTTAGTGTCTTTTTAATCTCTGTTGATAGGTCGAGTCTCTTCATGTTTCTCAACGCTTTTGCTACTTCTTCCTTTCCATAGTCTTCATAAATCTGTGATATATCTTTTTTATACTCTGTTAAATCTATGAAAAAAACATTTAATCCCAAAGAAGAAAGTAATTTACAAGTCTCATCTGTTTTCTTTATCGCATCATCATCAAGACAAAGTATTACTGTACAATTATGTTTCAGCAATTGCTCCACCAATAGTTCTGATATTTCTTTTCCAAGTATTGGGATTGAGTTCGGTATTCTAAACATATCGAATACACCCTCAACAATATAAATTGGTAAATCCCAGTTGATAAAATTTTCATTAAAGATGATGTCATTCTTATGAACCTCGTCTCCTTTTGGTTTCATATAAGGCACTTTTGGGTCTTTCATATAAGACCTTGCATCATAATAATTAAACCTTCCCATCACATTTTTAGATGGCAAGATGATTCTAAATTTCCTTTTTCCAGTCTCAGTATATCCGATTTGATATTTATCAATAAATGCTGGATTTACTTTTCTTTCATGAATCAAATAATCCCAAGCAAGTTTGTAGAGTTTTGTTCCTCTATTCCTTCCGAGCGGCATGTATCCTTCTGGTAAATTACAAGTAATTAATTGGTGGTCACCTCTTATTCTTTTTGGATTCTTGTCTCTAAGGCCTTTAATGTTTTCTCTGGGGAATATTGAGTTAAGCCTACTGTAATCATCTTTAGTTCCATAATCCCAAACGAGCTTGTGTACATAACCAGAATATCTTGGTTCACACTTCCAGCATTTGAAAGCTTTCTTTTCGGAGTTATATTCTAAATTGAATTTATCGACATCATGCCTACAAGTTGGCCCTGGACAATTGAACTGCCATTGCTTCTTGGTTAAAGAATCATGTTCGCTTTTTGGATTGCCTAGAAAATTCTTTATTATCTGAACTATGATATAGTCGTTGTTTACCTCCATCATGCAAATTTAAGAAATCATGAGGGATTAGGCAAACTTAATTAAGCCATTTGCTTTTTCATGATATTTATGTGGCATAAGCCAATTGTATACGCATCTGTCATATCATAATTTTCAACTACAAGCTTTCTACTTTTTGGTCCATATTTCCAAACAATATGTGGTTCTCTATTACAAACAAGAGACCATATCTGATGTTTGTTTTCATTACTTTTTTTCTTAGCCTTATAATCTGGGAAAGCAGTTTTTCTTGCTGTGTTGACATTGTAGAATATTGGTTCAATTCCAAATGTTTGATAAACAGCTCCACTAACCATTCCGTTGAATGTGTTAAGTAAAGCGATTGTTCCAGCACTAGAATATTTTCCAGCAAACTTTTTAAGAGCTTCTTCAATTACAATATGTTGAATATCTGTTCCTTTTAAGAACTCAAGTTTTTTATTGAACTCGTCAAGCTTTTCAAATAAACTTAACTTTTTTCCAAACTTTATATAGTTTAATTCCATTAACTCGCTTCCGTCTTCATTAAAAAGAGCGTAACCTATACAGCTTGTTGATACATCTAATGCTAAAATCATAATTTTCTTTTTTAGAAATATAAAAAAAACCCTTGAGAATATCAAGGGGGGCTTTATAAAAATGTAGTAAAGTATTAATTGTGATTTTTAATTGTCTCAATAATAGATTGTTTAATCTTATCCATTAAATCAGAACTAATATTTATTTCTGGATTTTTTGTATTAAATCTGGTTATAGAACGGTCTCCAATTCTTATTATATCAAATGCGCTTCCACTATCGCTTATTCCATCATTATATGTACTTGTACACTTATATCCAATATGACTTATGAAATCAATTTCAATATTATCTTTTTCTAAAACTTTAATTATCTTTTCTTTCATTATTTCTATTTTTAAATTTCCATAAAAATCCATAGGCTTGTTTATATTTTCCAAGACAAACTTTATTAATATTTCCTTGACTAAATCCTAATTCATTCTGAACTTCTTTACCACTGCTCCAGTCTCTAACAAAAACCCCATCAAGAGTATGTTGTTCAATAGGTTTAGATTTAGCTTTTGCCATTTTTGTTCTGGCAGAAGATGTATGTTTCATTCCATACATCGGATGATTTTCTCCACGAGTGGCTTTGCTGATTTTTTTCTTAGTAGCTTCAGAATGAGTACAACCTTTACTTGATTCGCTCATCTTCTTCTTGACTTCATCTGGTATAAATTTTCCTAACCAATATCTTCCATTATTATTACTTATCTTAGCTCTTGTTTCTGCTGTAGACTTAGAACCGAGTCTTGAACCTGCCGTTGGACAAATGTTGTATTCAGGCTTTAAAGTATCCATCCAATATTGTTCACGGGATATTAACTCTTTAGGGTCCTCAATTTGTTCTATTAGTCCAAAAACGAAATTATGTTCACCGTGTTTGTTCCATGAATTTTGTAAATACCTAGAGTGATGTTTGTTTGTATTTAACGAACTTACATGCTGAGACATACGTCTTGAAAAATTAATGGCAGAACCTATATAAGACCTGCCATTAATTATATTCTTTATTTTGTAAATTCCAGTCATAATTAACTGATTATCAAGGATTTACACATCAATATCAAGATTAAATGTTATTAAATTTGTGTATGTTTTTTCAACTGGCTCACTCATTTTAGCAACAGCTATAAGTTCATCAACTCTGTTGTATAATCCTATTTCAGTTACTTGTACAGAATCATATCCATAAGTTTGATTATCACGCTCAAGTATATTGAAAGGTAAGTTCCAAGATAAGTTAGAAGAAAATACAAACTCAGTAGGAAGTGCAAGACAAACTACAGAAGTTCTAAAGTTAATATCTATATCAGTAAACGTTGCTGTAGAAACAGAAGTGTCAGAGAAGTAAATATTTGTTGTTGCAGATGTAGAACCTGTGTTCACATCATTAGTGTGCAACTGAAGCCCTTGGTCCCAAGGAATATTATCAACAATATCTGGGTGTGTCAACACCATGAATCCTTTATCAAGAGCTACGAAACCAACTGGTACGTCATAGTTATATCCTTGATTTGTATTTGTTGGATAAATTTCATTTACAGTAACAGCTAAATTAACTCCAGACCAAGGTCTTTGGTCAGTATTAATATCAGCAACACTTAAGTCAGAATAAGCATGTGCTTGTGGTCTGTTTATAAATGGTGTAACATCCCAAGTAGTTCTTGTATTACCACTTATGTTTCCATTATTAGTATTTCCAGTTCTTGGAACGTTAATATCATCTGCAAATAAGAATGCAACATTGTTTCCAAGAAGTGTTGAGTTTTGTCCTTTTGTAAGTTGACTATAAGTAGAAGATACTATTGTCATAGCAGAAATAGAAGTTGTACCACTAAGTTGAGGAACTGTGAATGTAATACTTCTACCATCTATAATTTCATTATATTCTGAAGCTGGTATTGGAGCCATAACTATATTGTCAACATTTAATTGTTGAAGTTCAGGGCTCTGAAGTGACAAGTTAGATGTTGTAGCAAGTTTAGATTGAGTATATGGCAATCTAAGTGAAACAAAATAATTAGCTTCAGCAGTTGTTAAAGCTGTTCTGTCACAAAAAGTATACGTCAATGCGCTTAATTGTATTGTTGTAAGCGTAGAACTCTCTTGTTTTGTAGAGATTATACTTGTTATCGGTTTGAAAGGTACGTTTGCCATTTTTTATAATTTTTTATTTTTTTATAAGTTTACTACTACTGGTCCAGAACTTCCAAACACCGCATTAAACTCAACCTTGAATTGCTCTGCTTGTTGTGGTTGACTAGAGTCTAATCCATAAACTGAAAATACAAGATTCTTTTTTAATGTTGTTAATG